CCGCTGCTGGATTACTGGGGTAACAGCCCGGACCCGCCCGCTGAGGCGTACGTGCAGTATGCGAACGGTTTGCCGTGGGGCTGGCTGACCAGGGATGACCTGATCTATGAGCCGTTCCGGCCGCGCACCAACAGCCCGTACGGGCATGCGCCGCTCGAGTCGATCCTGCTCAATGCGAACACTGACCTGCGGTTCCAGGCGTATTTCCTTGACCGTTTCACTAAAGGGAATGTGCCGGAGGCGTTCGCGTCGGCGCCGGAAAGCTGGAGCCCGGACCAGATTGAGCAGTTCCAGAGCCTGTGGGATTCGGTCATGTTCGGGGATCAGTCACAGAAGCATCAGATCAAGTGGATGCCCGGCGGCAGTTCGATCGCCTGGAGTAACGAGAAGGACTTCACCGACGCCTTCTCCCTGTTCCTGATGCGGAAAACCGCGGCGGCCTACCATGTGGTGCCCGCCGACCTGGGCTTCACCGAGACCGTGAACAGGAGCAGCGGCGAGTCGCAGGCCGACGTGCAGCACCGCGTCGGCGACCTGCCGCTGATGGAACACGTCGAGGGGATCCTTGACCGGTTCCTGTTCGACGACCTGCAACTGCCACTGCGGATGGAGTTCGACCGCGGCGAAGAACAAGACGACATGTACAACGTCGCCCAGAGCGACGACGTGTACATCAAATGCGGTGTGGTCGGCCCGTCGGAGATCCGGGAGATGCGGTTCGGTTTGACCGAACCGGCTGGCCAGCAGGTCCCCAGGTTCATCTACACGACCCGCGCCGGGCCGATCCCCCTGTCGTCGCTGCTGGATGTGGCGGGGCCGACGGACCCGGAGACCGCCGCGCCGATGCCGGGTGTGCCGCTGCCGCACAAGGAATTCGAGCTGGTCGAGGGTGTGATGCCGGTCCCGGCCCCGAAGGCCCCGGCCCTGGCGGAACGCCTGTACGGGCCGAGTGCGGTGCCGGGCGCACCGCCACCAGGGTCGGTGCAGCCCGCGGCGGCACCAGCACCCGTCAGCAAGGCTGAGACGACGGGGATCACCGCGGACACGGGCATCACCAGCTACGACCTCGCCGGCCAGGACGACGAGGATGACGACGAGGATGAGCGGGAGGAACTGGCCAAGGCTGAGCTGGCCGCGTTCCGCCGGTTTGAGAAGGGCCGGCGTAAGGCCGGGCAGTGGCGGGACTTCACGTTCACCACGGTGGAACCGGAGGTTGCGCGTCACCTGAACCAGCGAGGCCGCGCCCAGGTCGTCAAGGCGGGTGGTTCAGGCCGAGGCCCAAAAGACCCGGCTGAGGTCCGTAAGGCCACCCTGCGCATCGGCCACCTGACCGGCATCTGGGCGACCATCTACCGGCGCCGCGAACGGCTCCTGAACAAGCACATCAAGCTGGTCGCCGCCGCGTGGGATGCGTGCTTGACCGGGCTGCATCCCCGGGATGTGGTGCGGGACTTCCGCGAGGACGCCGGACTGGTCGCCAAGGCCGCGAACCCGGACCAGGACTGGTGGAAAGGCGCCGCTACCGCCGCCGCGGTGGCATGGCTGGACGGCGTGTACAACAGCGGCGGCTACCCGGCGCTGGTCACCGCGATCGAGGACGCGATCCGTGAGGGCATGGCCGAAGGTCAGGCGGACGCGCTCGCCCTCGCCGCCGACAAGCAAGGCGCCACCGGCTTCCAGATCGGCCGGGCGTTCACCGCGGCGAATGAGCAGATGGCGGGTGATAGCGGGGTCGCGGAGCGGGCGCAGGACACGGCCGGGAAAGTGGTCGGCGGCGCCGGGAACGATGTGGGCCGCGCGCTCACTGACGGCGCCAAGTCCGGTGCTGGCGTTGAGGACATGACCTCAGATGTGCGTGACGCAGTGGACGGGGATCAGTCCCGGTCGGTGTCCGCGAACACCGACGGGGCACTGTCCGCCGCGATCCTCGCCGGTGCGGTCGCCTTGTACCTGCAGGCCGCCGCAGCGCAGGCCACAGGCGGGGGATCAGGCCAGGGCGCTGACGCCGCCGAAGCCAGCGCCCAGCCGCCCAGTGTGCTACTGGACTGGATCACCGCCGGTGATGACAGGGTCTGCGACACCTGCTCCGGCTATGAGGACAGCAGCCCGTACACCCCTGAGGACGTGCCCGACTACCCGCACATGGGCTGCCGGTGCAGCATCGACGCGGCCGATGATGCGTCGGCCGGGTTCACTGTTATCCCCGGTGCTGCGGCGACGTAGCCGATCAGATCGAGGAGATCGCCATGTTCACCCACGATGAGGCTCAGACGCTGATCGGTGCGACCGCCCGCGATCGGGACGGCCAGAAGGTCGGCCACGTCACCGCGGTCTACGAGGATCGGGTGACCGGTGCGCCGGAGTGGCTGACGGTCACCACCGGCCTGTTCGGGTCGAAGGAAACGTTCGTGCCGATCTCCCTGGCCCGGTTGCGTGGCCACAGCGGCGACCTGGAACTGGCGGCCGCGAAGGAGACGATCACCTCCGCGCCGAGGATCGGCCCCGAGGGGAGACTGTCCCCGTACAAGGAGGAGCAGGTTTTCCTGCATTACGGGCTGAGTTACACCAGTCCCCCGTTCCCCACCGAGCCTGTGCCGCCGCTGCCGGTGGCCGCCCCTGATGCGATGACCCGCTCTGAGGAGCGGATGCATGTGGGTACGGAGAGCACGGAAACGAGCCGGGTGCGGTTGCGGAAGGTCATCGTGACGGAGAACGTCACCCGGACGATCCCGGTCAGCCATGAAGAGGTGCGGGTGGAACGGGAGCCGATCACCACCGCGAACGTCGACGAGGCCATGGCGGGGGAGCCGCTGTCCACCGCTGAGCATGAGATCACCCTGCACGCGGAACGTCCGGTGGTGACCAAGGAGACGGTGCCGGTTGAGCGGGTCCGGCTGTCTAAGGACACGGTCGCCGGGGAGACGACCGTCACCGGCGAGGTGCGGCACGAGCAGATCGACACCGAGCGGGACTAGTCCCCGGGTTCCTCGTCGTCCGGGTCCGCGAGCAGTTCGGACCGGATGGCCGCCATCAGCCAGTCCGGCAGTAAGAGCACATCATCCGCCGCCGCCTGGTCCATCTGTGTTTCGTCGGTCATCCCGTCATCGTGACAGGTGAGGCGGTGACGCGCTGTGCCTGACGAGCCACAAAGGTATGTCTTGTCAATTGCCTATAAGGCCGGGCCGGATCCGCGCATCACCAGGGGTGCGGACGGCGGGCGCGACTACGTGTCCGAGGCGGAGCTGGAGCGCGCCGCGTTCGGCTATCTCGCCAAGGGCAACCCGCAGGTGGGCGTCGGCCATCTGGATGGCACGACCGGGGCGGCGACCGTGGTCGAGTCGTACATCTGGAGAGGCGACCCGTGGGATCTCGGTGACGGCATCGTGGTCACCAAAGGCGATTGGCTCATCGGCATGATTCTGGACGAGCGGAGCTGGTCTCTGGCCCAGCAGGGCAGGCTGACGGGGCTATCACCGCAGGGCCAGGCGCGCAGGCGGCGCAGGGACGGGAGTGAGGCCTGATGGCGACCCCGCTCGACGACGATGAACTGACCGAATTGTACGATGCTGACATACCTAGGGTGGATCTTGTTGGAAAAGGTGCGAATGGCATCCCCCGGTTCCTGATCATGAAGGGCGCCGAGGATGGCCCAAGCCTGTTCGACGCGGATTACGTCCGCGACCTCGTGGCCAAGGCCGAACCCGCCCCAGTGCCCACGCCTGATGGCCCGGTGACGGTGACCGCTTCCCCGGCGTCGATGGCCGCGTTCATCCACAAGGCCTCCGAGCGCGCCGAGGCGACGTTCACGGGCGCGGAGATCCTGCAGCAGACAGCGGCCATCCAGAAGGCGAAGAACGACACCGCCGACCGCAAGAAGAAGGCCGGGACCGGGGCCGCGATGAGCAATGGGTCATACCCCATCGCCAACGAGGCGGACCTGACCAAGGCCATCCGCGCGGTCGGCCGTGGCGGCTCCAGCCATGGGGCCATACGAAAGCACATCATCTCGCGGGCAAAGTCTCTCGGCGCCTCGTCGAAGATCCCGGACAACTGGAACTCAGACGGCAGCCTCAAGGGAGACAGCGTGTCCAAGACCGCAGGTGACGTGGCCCCAGTGGTCAAGGACATCGGCCCCGACCTCGACGGCGACCCGGACGCCAGCGACGGGATGGACCTCACCACGCCGCTCGCCGAACCCGACGACGATGCGCCCGGTGACGCCACCGACCCGGGCAGCCCCGCGTGGGAGGCGATCGACGCCGCCACCGCCCAGAAGTGGACGAGCATCGCGGTGCGGCTGAAGAACGCCCTCGCCGTGATGGCCGAACGGGAAATGGTTGAGGCCGCCACCGCCGACCCCGACGACGCCGGCAACGCGTTCAACCTCGAAGACGCCATGTGCGCCATCGACTTCGCCATCGACACCCTCGCCTCGTTCGCGGTCGGTGAGCAGGCCGAATCCACCCTCGGCGCCGAAGACATGGATGCCATCGGCAAGGCCATGACCGCGTTCGACCCGGGGCAGGCGGACACGCTTGAGGGCCTGTCGGCCATCGCGAAGTCCGGGCGGGTGCTGTCCTCGGCGAACGAGGCGCGTATCCGTGACGCCGCCGCCAGCCTGCAAAACGTGCTCGCGTCACTGCCGTCCGCACCGCAAGCAACCGATAGCGGCCTGCTGGTCGCGAAGGAAAAGGAGACGGCCATGGCCGCTACCGACACCGAGGCCGCTCCCGAGACGGTGGAGAAGGCAGAAGCGCCCGCCGCACCCGAAGTGGTGACCGAGGTCGCCAAGACGGACGCCGCGCCCGCACCTGAGGCTGCCCGTGAGGTCGCCAAGTCCGCGCTCCGCTCCGCCGTGTACGTCTACGCCGCGGACGGCACCCAGGCCGGCCTCGTCGACCCGGGTCAGATCGTCCAGCAGGTCGCCAAAGCGGACGCGCCCCCGGATGGGAAGCCGTCGATGCAGGCCGTGTTCGACCAGGACGGCAACCTCGTCGGCATCGTCGACCCGTCCGCGATCACCCCGGTCAGCGGTGCGGGCAGCAAAGCCGACCCGGAGCCCGACCCCACCCCGCCG